ACCATTGCTGTGTCTTATGACGAAAAAAATTAATAGTTTTATTTTTATAATCAATACAATCAATATTAAATCTTGGGTCGTGAAATTCAAACTGTAGTCTAATTCCTAAACCATTAATTTTATATTGCATTGCATCAGCATGTTCTTCATCACCATTAGCATAAGCTACTTCCATAATTCTAGCTTCATCTTCTCTGCTAATTGGTTTTTTACTTTTACTTTCTATGACATGAAGATTACTCCAACCCATATCCTTCTCTCTTAAATCAGGATTAAGTAATTTAGACTGGTCTAACATTCTTCTACCAATAGCTTCTCTAAATGTTTCTCTTAATACTGAAAGTCTATGATTGGTCGTTCTTGTATTAAATGTAGAGAGATGATTACTTGCTCGTTCAGTAATTGTCTTCTCCATGTATTTAATAAACCCATTGTAGTGACCATCAGTTTGCATATCTTCAAGTGTTATGTCAGTTGAGAAATAATTTAAAATATCTCTTATATAAATTTTGATATTTGTTTCATTCCCCTTGCCTTCCCATTGTTTAGTAAAAGACATCTCTAAACATTCTTTTAATGTACCTTTGGTAATTGACTTCTTACCGTTCTTTCTGCTGTGATAATTTGCAGGTACAAGTGTTGAGTTGTGTGTTTCTTTTAACTTGATTGCTTCTGCTAGTGCCTTCTTAAAAGATGTATCACTAGTGTCTTTTATTAGAATAGTATCATACGCACTATCCTTTACTTGTTCGCCATCTACTATCATTTTTTTTCTAGTATGTACTGCAAGGGTCTCACCTCTTAAATAAATACCTGCATGTAGTTTTAATATAGCTTCTCTACTATTCATTATTTTTTACTCCTTTACTGTTAGGTTTTGTTAAATCTTTTTTAATAAATTTATTTAACATTGCTAATGTGTCAGGATTTGTAGTTCTAAAGACTGGCTTACCATTCTCAAAACGTACAACCTTCATCATACCTACCTTATCACCTACTTTTAACTTCATCATGTTACTCCTAGTTCGCAGTTAATAATTTAGAACTTTTAAAAACAGAAGGTATAGTTTCCTGCGTTGAACCTAAAAAGAACTTCTGTAGTTTCTTGCCTTCACCAGTTAATTCAACATACGTGTATCTCTTATCTTCTGCGAAAGGATTGTCCGTATATTTAATTAAGTTTAGTGTCTCATGTAAGTAGGTTAATGTTCTACTCAATGAAGATTGATTGATACCTCTACCTAAAATCTCAATGTAATTTTTTGAAATTTCTTCAGTAGACATATTGTTATCTTTTAATAATAACAGGATTTGTAGCACAGCTATATAATGCTGTGGCACTCCGTTAGTATGTAAAGTCTTGCCTATCTTTTGCTCTACCTTCTTAACATGATTAAGAAAGTGGTATGTAAATCTTAGACTAAAGACTGCTTTTGTGTATTGCTCTCTCATTGTTCCCTTTTCTACTTTCTAGTTTAACAACATTAGTAGATGCGTGAGTTTGAACAGTTGTTCTAGCTAATGCTATAGCAACATTCTCATTAAACTCAGGTTCAGTAATTTCTGTATCTCTAACATCTCGATATTTAACAAGGGTATCAAAACTATATTTGATACAAACGTCACCTATCTTTAATGCTGTAGATTTTTCCCAGTCATTACTAACAATGATTTGTTTTTTAAAAAAAGGTAAGTTATTCACTCCCTTTAAAGGTTTAACTTCGTAACTGAAGTCTTCAACACGTCTTAAAAAAGACTGACATCTGACTTTGTGTACTACCTTACAAATTAACATTGCTACTACCATTATTGTTTTATTTGTTATTGTATTCATCTTACTTATATTCCTTACTTGCACAAGTGTTTAATACTATTGTAGGACACTTAAAAAAAAATAGATAATCAATGTATTGTGCATAACATTCCTACCTAGATATTGTGCCTGTGTCCTTATACGCTAACTATATGTAGTTTCGCAATAGAACAGCTATAGAACATCAAAGAATAAATTGCTTGGGGATTATAATGTATAATCTAGCAAATTAAGTCTTCAATGGTCTCAGTTACCACCACAATACTGTACTCTGTAACGTCAGTCTGGTTCTCACTAAAGGTTTTCTCAGCACTTATCAAAGCCTGACCTAAATGATTGAACATCTTTGGTGACGTTGCAGTTTCCAGTATAGGTAGTTCACCTTCAACTATGTTTATTGTTGCCATGTTGTAGTTTCCTTACCTTAGAACAGCTAAAAAGCTGTCTCTTTGCTAATGGAAGATAAATTATTTGTGCAGTAGGTTTTAGGTCGTTTCTTACCTTATCTACTACTCTACGTAATTCATCAGTTAAAATGTCTTGTGGTTTAAATAAGACTTTCTGCATTAAGCAGTTCTCCTTCTAAGAAAATCTAACTCATGTTTTGTTGCTAGTTCTTCTGCTGTAGGTGTCAGCTTAATACTATCATGCACCTTCTTTTCGGATTGTTTTCTTTTATGTATATTTTGTATAGCTAAAGTTAATCTATTAACTTGCGTTGTTAAGTCAGCTACTTGTGATGTAAGTACCTGTATTTGGTCTTTGTTTTTATTAAACATATCACTCCTTACAGTTAATGTTTTATATATGAACTTATGTATCATATATGAGTAATTCCTTTCTAAATTATCATATATAATCTGTCAACTCTTATTTGAAAATAATTCTTGCTTATGAGTTTTATATCTGATTATGTTTGACTTATAACAAAAGGTGGTAGATATGATTAACATTAAATTTATTGATAATTCTAACGAACATATGGACAGCGATAACACTACATTAGAAGACATTTCGTTACATATTAATCAACTAATAGCTAAAGAAGGTAGAGAAAAAATTGTAGCTAAATCAGGGATTGATAAGAATATATTATATAGATTATCTACTGGTGGTAACACTAATCTTGACAAGTATTTAAAGATTAAGAACGCATTTCCTACAGCATTTAAAAAGAAACAAAATAATAAATTACTAGTTGATTTGCCTATCTTAGGTCAACTTGTGGAAGATAATATGGTTAGGTTATTGAATGTATCTCAACCCACATCAACTAAAGTGTTATCTAATACAGCTAAAATATTTGCACCTTTGTTTGGTTATTTAACAGTGTCAACTACCTCTTATACATCTTGTGTTAGTTTGTTTTCTACATCTAATATAAACTCTACTAAAATAGGGAAACAATGTATTAATAGAATAATTATGGCTTATCCTGAAAATGAAAACCCTATCTATGGTGTAGTCATGGCTAGTGGTTATCAAACTACAAAAAGTTATAGACTAATGCACCCCCTCACACATAAACTTCTTAAAGAAATTCCTGCTGACAATAATATTCAGTGGGCTAAATGGATTGCTATTCAACCCTTCTCATTTGCTGAGAACCTTAAAGCTGATGACGACAATGAACATGACCACGAACTTAATGAACAGTATCTAAAAGATGTTCAGAATGTAGGTCAGAACATGCGTGAAGACATAACGAATGTCAGCAAGTTAGCTAAATTTAACAAGAAGTAATATATAAGTTTAAGTTTAAGTATAGTGGTGATGTAAGTATGAATGTAAGCACACCCACCTGCCTATAAATAGAAGTGAGAATGTACTATCATAATAAATAAAAGCGACAATGTACTATCATAATAAATCAAAGCGACAATGTACTATCATTATTTTTTCGTACCAATACAAAAAAACCCTAAGAAATACAACTTAGGGTTTTAAAGTAATTTTATTATTTAATTTTAATTAATCTTAAAAATTTACAACCTTTACAATAACAAAGCCATGAATATTCAAATTTAAAAAATCTTAGAACCTTTTTAAATATATTCATTAAGCCACCTGCCTAACTTCAACTTTTTGAATATAGGCTTTTTTAGTAGGGTCTAATCTTAATGCAGGGTTTTTAACTTCAACTGGTTGCAACCCATTCAAGTACATTAAAGATTTATTAGCTAAGCCACTTGCATTCATTAAAGCAGTAGGCTTATCTTTAAGACACTGCACCCATGATTTCAAATATTTAGCATGGTCTACACGTGGTGTAGCACTTATGCCTAGTTGATTGCATAAAAAAGCACTGCCCATCTCAGCAACTAACTCTTCAAACGCATAAGACGTTGAACCCTTCCAACCGTCAAGTTTTCTATTGCATCTATTACTATCACCAGTCCAGTGCGTTAGTTCATGGAATAAAGTCCCATAATACCCATCAGTTGCACTAGCATTAGCAGTTTTTATAAAGTTACTTTTAGTAGGCATTGAAATAAAATCTTTAGACGGTACATAATAAGCGTTACCACCATCTAAATGTTTTATAGTTGCACCAGTATTAGCAATAAAAGTCTCAGCAGTTGCACTTACTTCAACTTCACTTTTATTACTAGGGTTGTCAATATTGTCCCATTTTGAGACATCACCGTCAACATCTTCAATATTAAAAGCATTAAAAGTACTAAAAAATTTGTAATGCTTTGTAGCAGTTTCAACACCGTTTGGTGTCTCTACTTCAACATCTTTAGAACCAATAATAGGCTTTAACATTGGAATAGCTTTAGAGCCTTTTTTTACTTGTAGCCCTTTAGACTTCCATTGTAAGTAAGTACCATATATTTTACGGTCTCTAGGCTTATCGTCTAAAAAACCACCGTCAATCATAGACAACCAAAATAAATTCATGCCACTATACTTATGACCGTCTAAATTTTGGAAGGCTTTATTAGTCCAACCCTTCAACCATTTTGAATTGTCGTCACTTTCCATTTGTTTAATTAAATGGTCAGTTACTTTTTTAACTATTTCATTTGCTTTTAGTTTCATATCTATCTACCTCTAGTTAGTTATTTATATATTCACTACTGTAGTACACTATTGCATAGATAATATATGTGCTATACTGTCGCATGTACTATCATAACTATCATTGCCCTATAGATACAAAAAAAGCCTTCTAAAAGTTTCATTTTTAAAAGGCTTTGAATTTGTTACTGAGTTACTTGCTTAACTTCAAATTGTCTTCTCATCTTATTATCAATCATTATATTATTAAAATACTGCCTTCTATTCATACAGACACCACTATAGAAAAACCTAGTTTGAAATTTCAAGCCTTTATATTCAACCCTACCTTCGTAAAAGATTTCAGTTGCTAAGCCTTCAAATCTATCCTTTAAGCCTTTTTGTTTATCAAAAAAACTTATGTTGTTAGGTGGTGCATCAAACGTAATACCTAGTTTTTTATTGCTTATGATTTCTATTATATCTTTTATTGTATTCCATTTTCTAACTTTAAAAACGTGGTAACCAGTTATTGTTATTGTTTTATAATTGTCCATCTATCTACCTCTAGTTAGTTATATTTATATATGCACTACTGTAATACATTACTGCAACCAGTGTCAAGCCTTATAGCTATCATAATTTTACTATCATTATTGACTTAATAACTTATTGAAGTCTAAAAGTTTAAAAACGGATAATGAGACACATGAAGGCAAATAAAAAAAATCAATAAATAGTTTATAATCATTCTAATCTAGTAAAATATATAAAAATATAGTAGTCATTGGTTGCTATAACCAGTGCTTTTTGTTTTAGAATATAAATAATAGTTATTTACAGTGCAACAGGTGTTGCAATAGCTATCACCACCCCACCCCCTTCATAATATTACAAATACACCCATAGGGGGAATTTATTTTTCAGAGCCTATACGTGAGGTAGTCAGATTTTCTTTGCAAATTATTTTGACGAACCTAAAATACCATTAAGTTTGTCATCAATAGAATAGTCAACTGCGTGACCTAGAAAGTCTTCTGCGAAACCTAAGATAAACTCCCTGCCCTCTATATTATCATCTTTTACACTTACAGGCTTTTTGTCTGCCTTGTAGGTAACTTTTAGTTCACCATACTTATTTAAGTGTCGAATACCATCAGCTATTTCTTTAGCTACTTTCTTATTACCTTTAGTTTTACATAAGGCTTTAAGATATATAAGTTTATCATTGTTCATGTTCATTATGTTATCTCTATTAGTCACCCTATAATTTTCTTCATTACTTCATTATTACATATTATTTGATGATTTTTCTTATTATCAAACTAATAGTTGACTACTAGTTGGTCTATTTATCTAATAGTGGCACTTAGATATGTCTTATACCTTAAACCATGTATTGTCTTTATTATCATGTCCAAAGAATAGTTCTAATTCCTTGTTAAATAGTTCCTCTTTTCTTGTCTTAAAGGACATATCTTGGTCTTTTGAAAGCTGTAATATCCAATAATGACATGCCATTTGCAGTGCATCTATCCTGTCATCTTGCGATAACGTATTAGCACCCTTCTGTAATCTACTTATTTGATACATTAATTGATATCTTAGAGCCTGTTCTGGTGGATATAGGGTATTAGCACTCTCATAGTCCTCTCTAATGACACTAGCATCTATGATTATTCTATGCTGTGCAAATAAAGGTTCTAAAGTATCTAGTATTCTTCTGTGTTTATTACCAGTTTGTCTGATTAATTCTGTAGTACATGGGTAGTTCTTCATAAGATATGGCTTTAATAAGGCTTCAAACATACCTTGACCAAAGTTTTCCTCAATTAATATCTTCTTAACTTCATGTTTCTTAGCAACAGCTACTAGTTTAGATAGAGTATGCTCTGAATAACCAGAGTTAAAACCACCTGTATCAACTATATAGATATTACCATTTAATATTTTAGTAACACAAAAAGCTGTTTCGTCCTTACCTTTCCCACTAGGGTCGACAGACATCACACACCCAGTGTAATCTATCCAGTCTCCCTGTGTCTGCATGGGTCTATAATAAGCATCACCTTGTAATCCTACGTTAGGCAAGTCATTCCACTGTAACTCAGGGGAACTAGCCCATACGACCTTCTCAGGTGCAGTAGTAGGGTTTAAATTAAGAACTACTAAGTCTTTTAGTTTAAGAGGGTATCTATCTAAATCACTTAATGTTGTGTCTAGTTGGAACTGCATGTTAAAGCCTATACGACCATAACTAGCTTCTCTCTCTAATAAATCTTTTTCATCAAATCTTAATGGGTCAGTAGCATTACCTACTAAATCATGTTCCCAAGTGTTTGCAATAATAGGTGCAAGATTAGAACCATAAGATTTTAATTGTTTCTCACTAGGGTATCTAGCAGTCCAATATCTAATCTTATATCCTCTCTCTTGTAACTTATTGTAAATACTTTGTTCTGTTTGTGGTGTGCCTAAAAATATAGTTCTAGAACTTTCTGGTTTAACTATGGCTTCAAACTCTTTAATAGCTTCACCAAGTTTATCTCTCATAAACTGTGTCTGAGTATTTCCTGAAGTTTCTATATCATCTGCAATAATTAAGTCTGCTCTACTCCCAGTTAGCTGTGAAGTAATACCTAAAGATTTAACTGAAGGTTGGTGAGATGCTAAAGCAGGTGCAACATCAAAACTAATCTTAGATTGTCTTTGGTCACCTTTAGGCTTTAGATGGAGAAGTATTGGCATCTCCGATAGCAGTCTTAAACAAAACGTACTAAAATCATCTGCTCTATTTTTACTTGCAGACACAACTAATATATTTATTTGTGGGTCAAGTAATAATCTCCACAATACATAGGTTGACGTAATCCAACTTTTTCCAACACCTCTAAACGCACTTATAATTGTACGTTTGTCTCCATTAGCAATATAGTCTGCGATTGAATACTGCATAGTAGAAGGTGCAGGAAGTCTTAAATGCTTCCAAGTTAGATATAGAAAATTCCTGAAATCTTTCAGTTTTTCGTGCATAAACTCCTGACTTTATTAGTTATTTTTAACTAGTTTCTTTTCTGCGAATGGTAGTTCATTTATTAATTCACCTAGTGGATTATCGTTTGTAGGAAGTCCATCAATACCATTATCTTTTAAAAACTGTCTAGCAACATTAAGGTCACTAGCTTTTACATCTTCATCTTTTACTTTCTTTAATAGCTGTTCTGCTAGTATCGAATGTAGTTCTATTAATTTATCTTTACTCATAATTATTTTTTCTTTTTCTTTTTTGGTGCGTCTGAAATAAATCTATCAAATAAATATCCCATAGCATTATCTATTGAACCGAATAATGTATAAAAAATTTTATCAATCATTTAGATAATCTATCCATGTGATGATAAATTCGACCAATAACTTTATCCAAGTCCATTAACTCTTGTTGTAACATCATAACGATAACTTGAATTTCAACTAAAGTAATAACAACCCAAGTTGCTAAACCCATTAATAATGTTCCTAACAAAGCAATTAACATTGTGTTAGTTTTTCTACTCATAGCCAATATAAAATAATTAATCCTAAAACAATCAGACAGTTTTTGTAGTTCTTACTTCTGTGAAACCAAAGTAAATCTAATGTATCTGGTAATGTCATTATATTTTTTCTATTGTTAATTCTTTGCACTCAAATCTGACTGCTAGTTTTCTTTCATTGATGTCTGTAATATCT